GGGCTACGACGGCCGCCACGACTGTAATAGCGATAGCGGCGACAGCCATTGCGATCTGCTTGCCGGATCCTCCGCCTCCGCCGCCACCAGCCGGGCGGAGCGCGATCAACACTCGACGACCCTCCTTGGGGCGAGCAGTCTTCCAGATCTCCGCAGGCACGGATCGGCCATCGACGGTCACGTAGGTCCACGGCCGCAGGTTTTCCTTCCAGCCCACGGCGACCATCAACTCGTCGATGGTCAGGCCCTGCCGGAGCTGGTGAACTTCCTGGTTGGAAGTCGCGAACCGTTCGCGGGTTACGATTTCCATCGGCCAATCCTCACGATAGCGTTCTTCCAATAGCCCCGCGTCACGGACTCAAGACAGGACATGCGGCCCTCAAGCACGTGAAGCATCTTACCATGCCCGGCGTAGACACCGCAATGGACAGGCAAGTCGCCTACCCTAAGCGCCAGCACATCACCCGGCTCAATACCAGTCGGTTCTACCGAGCTCCAGTTGTTCCAACGATCTTTGATGTAGTTGCCGATCGTAGGACTCTCGGCGTCATCGTATCCGTCGTAGCGAGGAATATCGTTTTGCAGGATCTCGCGGTGGAACAACCAGACAAGACCCCAGCAATCACAGCCCTGGAACGAAGAGCCACGATTGACATACGGGATGCCGATGAACGGCCGAAGGTTCACGACGTGAACATCCCAGAGTTCTGAGCCGGATCGAAATCGTGCGCGGGGAAGCCCCCCTGCCAGACCGTGTCGGGCACGAGCTTCCCTGTGATCGACTGACTGGTCGCCGCTGCCTCTCGAAGCCGCATTCCTTCGGTCCGCAGCATGACGTCATTCGGATCGCTGGCGAGAATCACCTCCAACAGGATAGTCGGCGCGGCAGTCAGCATCCGCACGCCCTGCCAGATGCGGGGATCCACGTTGTCAATCGTCAGCGTAGCCTCCGAGGACGTGTAATCGTTGATGTCCGGAAGTGCGATCTCGAACGGACACCCGACGTAAGTCACCCCACGAGACACGATGTCCTCGGTATTGTTGACGACATAGATCCACTCACCGGGCGCATCGACCTCGATGGTCAGTAGCACCAGAAAGGGGACCGTGCCATGTTCTTTCTGCGACTCCCGCAGAGCGGCAAGCGTGAGCGTGCGAGGCATTACGAGAACACCCTTTCGAGAGTGCCACTGACCTGGATCACCGGCTTGGTATCAGCCGATCCAGATATCGTGGGGGGCTCCTTCCAGCGCACCAGAATCTGCTGATGGTTGTAGGGTTCCTCGATGTAGAACGGACTGGACCCGTCCTGGCAATCCGTGGTGAAGAAGTCATAGATCGCCGTCTCGTCGACCCAATCCAGAAGCCACTGGACTTGATATTCATCCCAGGCTTTCGTGAACCGTCGACGGACCTTCGGATAGCCGTCTTCCACGTTGCTGCGAATCAGCGACGGCTTGGGGCTGCGGGACCACGACCTCGGGCACGAGAACGGCCAGATAGGATATGAACCGGACATCACACTCTCCCTGCTCGCGAAGCACCGAACGACTGGCCCATGGCGGCGTCGAAGCGACCATTCGTGATGCCGCGCTGGACAATCTGCTCGATGTAGATATCGATCTCCTTACCCCCCAGGCCATTCGTCCGCTCTTGCTGACGAGTGGTCGTGCCACTGGCCTGATTGTAGACGTTGACGGTCGTCGATCCGCCGCCGCCGCCGAGTTGGTGGTTCGGCACGATGTATCCGCTGCCAGTGGGGACGAACAGTTCCGGGCCGCGCTCGCCTATGATGTAGGGGCGATCAGCGGGAGCAGCGCCACCGTTGGCGAAAGTCAACAGCCCGAGACCACCCGGCCCCAGACCAGCCTTGAGCGCATTGAGGATCTGCACCTGTAGGATCATCTTGGCGATGTTCTTTAAGAAGTTGGCAGCCATCTCGTCGAACTTCTGCTCGCCTGTGGTGACGAAGTCCACGAGAGCGCCGGACAAGTCGTTGGCGAACGCCTGCACGCCTTGGACACCAATCGCATTCCAGGTATCCTTCGCCTTAGACGCTACTCGCTGAAGGCTAGTCTCCATGCGGGCGATGGCTTCCTGCATCCTTTCGCCGATGACCCCTTCCTGCTCGGGGTTCTCGGCGACAAGAGCATCGCGCAGGAGTTCGGCGTTGCGCTTGGCCGAAGCCAGAACGTCCGCCATGTTCCCCCCGGAACGCTGGACGGCCGTGCCGGTCGCCGTGACCTGCGTCTCGAGTGCCCCGAAGATCTCTTGGAGCTGGATGCCCTGCTGGAGCGCAACTTGAATTGGGCTGCCGACGGTTGACCCGACAGCGGGCGTAGTCAGTCTCTCGAACAGGTTGTCAATGTCGCGGGTGGTTCCGCGGTCGGACCCACGAACGACTTCTAGCGCAGAGCGACGTTCCCGAGCTTCGCGAAGTTGCCGATCCCGATCTTCCCTATCGGTTCGCTCCTGTTGGCGCTGGGCACGCTGAGCATCTGCTCGGCCCTCTGCTCCGGCCGTCTCTTCCGCCCGCTTGTAGATAGCCGCGATAGCGGCTCGCTGCTGACGCTCGAAGGCCGCAATCTGCGCGGTGTTCCGACCTTCTGCATCAGCCGCTCGTCGGTCAGCGAGCGTCTTCTCCAGGTCTGCGATAGCGGTATCGCGAATGCGAATTGCGCGAGCCAGAGGATTCGCCTGCTCGGCAATCTCCCGCGCACGGGCATCGGCCTCGCCCATGCGCTGCTCACGACCTTGACGCTCGCGATCTTGGGCAGCAAGGCGCTGCTCCTCCGTCAACTGCGCTTCAACTGTCCGAAGAGTTCCCTGTGCGTTGTTGAATCTTTCTTCAATAGCCTGACGATCACGTCGCAGGGCGGCTTCCTGATTGATGTTCTGCGATCCGATAATGGAGCGAATACGAGCTTCGGCGTTGGGTCCCTCACCCACCCGCGCGGCAATGGCTGCCCGACGCTCTTCGAATTGCCTGAGCTGCTGATCGGCTCGATTGAGCTCTCCCGCCGCCGTCGCAATCTGTTCGCGCAGATTCCGTGCTCTAGTCTCTGCCGGAACTTCTGGGCCAGTCCCCAGCGCCCGTCGGCCCGCGTTGTCGATGCCGGAGGCTGCCTCCCGGAATATGCGAGAGAGGAATTCTGAAGCGCCGATGGCGGAGTCGAGACGAGCAATAGCGACGAGGCCCGCATTCGCGAAGGTCTGAAAAGACTGACGAAGCGATAGGGGGAGACCCTCGAGACGCTGCGCCAAATCGGCGCCCGCCCGGATAATGGCCGGGAACACATTCTCCGCTACAAGGCGACCTTCCTCGCCCATCTTTCGGAGTTCGCCCTGGCTCACGCCGAGTTCTCGAGCCAACGCCTGCGCTAGAACAGGCATGTTCTCCAGAATAGACTTGAGCTCATCGCCCTGCAGACGGCCGGACGCTAAGCCCTGGCTGAGCTGAGTGATCGCCGCGCCGACTTCCTGCGGTCCCCCCGTCGAAACACGCCCGAAGTCCCCGAGCACCTTGACGAACTGCTCGACTTCCTGGCGGCTGGCGCCGAGCGAAGTCGTGGCATTAAAGAACCGGGTGAACTGATCGGTCACAGCCGCGAGGGGCTGACCCGTAGAAGAGGCTACGGATGCTAGACGACTGAACTGGCTCGCCGCTTCCCCGACGGAACTATTCGTGAGAACCTGAAGTCGAAGAAGCGACTGGTTGAGATCGTCGACCTTGAGCACGATATCTGCGATGGCCTGCGCGCCGCGCAACCCGGCATAGGCCACGGCAAACCGGGTCAGGTTAGTCGTGGCACGGTCGAACGCCCGAGCCATGAGGCCCGTATTCCGCTCCACTTCTCCGCCGGTCCGGCCGACCACGGTCTCCAACTGATTGAGTTGGGTCGTGACTCGCTTCAGCGATGCTTCGAGTTTGTCGGCTCTGGCATCAAAGGCGATAACGAGTTCGGCGGTAGCCATTCTCAGAACTTCCCTTTGCCGATCTGTTTTGTGAGACGGTTGATCTCACGCTGGATCGCATTGTCGTAGGCATCCCGCAATGAAGCCCCGACTTCACCCTGCGCGTTGGCCAGAGCC